GGCTAAATTAAATACAGTCACATCAGGAACCCGTCCTGCGTCGCCAGCTGCTGGTGAAGCATACTTTGAGACGGACACTAATAAAGTTATCATTTGGGATGGTTCTGCTTGGACGGAGCTTGCTTCAGATACAGTTCCTAGTTTTAGTAACACCTACAGCCTAGACCTAGATGGTTCTAATGACTATGTAGATTGTGGAGGTAATGCTGACTTTTCCTTTACAGACGGAAGTGGTAACGACTCACCGTTCAGTATCAGTGCTTGGGTGAAGTTAGATAGCACAGATCGTATGCGTGTTGTAAGTAAAGACACTAGCTTTGCATCTAGGGAATATTTATTTGGAACTAATGGCAATTATAAATTTAATATGCTTCTTGGCACTGCTTCTGCAAGCTTAAATATTCAAAATAACGCCACAATTAATACGAGCGATTGGTTTCATGTTGTGGCTACTTATGACGGTTCTAAAGCTGCAAGTGGTTTAAATGTCTATATAAACACTGACGCTTCAAATCTAAGCGACAACTCGGCAGGTTCATACCCAGGTATGGCATCTACTTCAGCTAACCTAGAAATAGGAAGATTTGCAAATGGACACAGTTTCTTCAACGGACTCATAGATGAAGTAGCTGTGTTTAACTCTGAGTTAACTTCGTCTCAGGTGAGCGATATATACAACAGTGGAGTGCCAACTGATATATCCTCACTGAGTCCGCTAGGATACTGGAGAATGGGTGACAATGACTCAGGAACAGGTACTACGATCACTGACCAAGGAAGTGGTTCTAACGATGGTACGCTTACTAATGGTCCAACATTCTCCTCTGACGTTCCTAGCTAACCTATACTAATAACTATGAGAAACTACGTAATCATTGACGCTTCGGAAGTATCTTCTGTAGACTTTAATAACGTTCTTGAAACCTCAGCTAATACCCTTCGGTATAATGTTGCAGGTGATAAGACATTCGTAAAGTATGAAGGAGCTATGCCACCTTTTCTATTAGGTAAAGACACTTATAGCCACGCTAAAATCCTTGAGGTTTTAGCAGGTGAAGAGTGGACGCTACCTGTGGAATTTTAACATCAACAACAATAACAACTATAGTTAAATACTAATATGCCAGATACATCATCTATATTCTATCAAATTGGTCAATCGACCAAGAGTGCTATTGCAGTAGAAGAAACACGTGCGTTAGCTGCCGAAGCTACACTTCAGTCGAACATCGACAGCGAAGCTTCCAGTCGTGCAAGTGCTGATACTACCCTGCAATCTAACATCACTGCTGAGGCTTCAAGCCGAGCATCTGCTGACAGTACCTTACAAGGTAACATCGACTCAGAAGCAAGTAGCAGAACATCCGCTGACTCCGCTATCCAATCCGAACTTGACGCTACTCAAAGTGGTGCTGGTCTAGGTGTTGGTGGTTCGTACTCAGCTAATGCTTCTACTAACTACATCACTTCTGCTGGTTCTTTGGTCGCAGCTGATGAAGCTCTTGACGGACAGATCAAAACTAACGCTGACGCTATCTCTTCTGAAGCAAGTACTCGTGCATCTGCCGATACAACTCTTCAGTCGAACATTACTAGTGAAGCTTCCTCAAGAGCCAGTGCTGACTCGACTTTACAGAGCAACATTGATTCTGAAGAGACTGCACGTCAAGCTGCTGATTCTACTCTTCAAACTAACATTGACGACGAAGAAACTGCCAGGACTTCTGCTGATACGACTTTACAGTCCAATATCGACAGCGAAGAAACTGCACGTATCGCTGCTGTTAGTGGTGAAGCTACTGCTAGAGCGTCTGCTGACACGACTCTTCAATCGAATATCACTTCTGAAGCTTCAACTGCTCGTGCAGCTGAGTCCGCTCTTGATGTTGCTAAAGCTAACCTTAGTGGTGCTTCCTTCACAGGAGACGTAAGTGGAACCAATCTTGTACTTAGCGGTAACTTAACCGTTCAAGGCACGACTACTTCCCTTGAAACCACCAACTCCCAAGTTAAAGATGCTATCATGCTTCTCAATGACGGAGCAGGTTCAAGTGCTAACAACGGTAACGACGCTGGGTTTATCATTGAGCGTGGTTCTTCCGACGACGGAAACATCGCTGCTGTATACGACGAAGGTGAAGACAAGTTCGCTTTCTACAAAACTTCAGCTGGTGCTACTTCTACTGACATCAGTGGAGACGACGGAAGTGCTGAATTGATCGACGTTAAAGCTAACGACGTTGTTCTTGGAGACGGAAACAATCTTGGATCATTGGCTGACTTTACAGCTGCAATGGCCTAACACCAGTTTGCTATATGAGTTCGAAAAGTAAGAAGAAGGATACAGTCGCTTTAACTTTTCGTCTCGCAAGCTCGCAAAAGAAGGAGGTAGCTAAGGTCGCCAATACGCTCGGCCTTAGCTCCTCCGCTCTTCTGCAATCGTGGGTTACCCGTATACTCAACAACATGAACGGACGAGGCGACCACGACCAACTGCTGAGAGACTAAAATTATATGAAAGATCACGTAGAAGGAGCTAAACTTGCTGACGGGTTAACAAAACTATGTTCAGCATCTATTGATTTTATGAAGTCTATGGAGGAGTATAATCCTTCGTTGATGAATATGATTAGACAGTACTTAAAGGATAACAATGTAACTGTTGATAACCGTAGCGGTACTGCTTTGGATCAACTAGGTACTGACTTCAATACGTTACCTTTTAACGAAGAACAAGAAACACCTATAGAGAAACAGCTTTAACTTGCTCTTCCCTACACACCCTTAGAGTCGTCACTGCATTAGTCGGGGACGGCTCTTTTACTTTACAATATGAAGAAACACCAAGAGATACCTGAGAGTCTTAAAGACTTCCGTAACTTCCTGTACATCGTATGGAAACATCTTAACCTTCCTGATCCTACTGAATTACAGTACGACATAGCTGACTATATGCAGCACGGTCCTAAGCGGTCGTTAATCATGGCGTTTCGTGGAGTAGGTAAGTCGTGGGTTTGTAGTGCATATGTAGTACATCAACTCCTACTCAACCCTAGTAAGAACATACTTGTTGTATCTGCCAGCAAGAATCGTGCCGATGACTTCTCTACTTTCACTCTACGGATCATCCAGGAGATACCTATACTACATCACCTAAAACCTACAGAGAACCAACGATTCAGTAAGATAGCCTTTGATGTCGGACCCAGTCCTGCTTCTCACGCTCCCTCTGTTAAATCTCTAGGTATCTCCTCACAGTTAACAGGTAGTCGTGCTGACATCATCGTTGCTGACGACGTAGAAGTACCTAACAACTCTGCTACTCAAGGTATGCGGGATAAGCTAGATGAACAAGTAAAAGAGTTCGAAGCTATCCTTAAACCCTTAGACACCTCTCGTATCCTCTTCCTGGGTACTCCTCAATGTGAAGACTCTATATACAACAAACTGCGAGACAGGGGCTACAACGCACGTATATGGCCTTCTGAGTATCCTAATGAGATAGAAGTCGATGCGAACTACGGAGGCGATCTAGCACCTCTCCTGAGTAATAACATCGATGAAGCTACTGTCGGTACAACTACAGAACCTACTCGCTTCACTAATATGGACCTTGAGGAGCGTAAGATGTCGTACGGTCGTACTGGGTACGCTCTACAGTTCATGCTTAATCCTAAGCTCTCTGATGCTGATAGATACCCTCTAAAGATCAACGACCTTATCATATTAGATGTAGATGTTGATACGGCTCCTGAGAAGGTACTGTGGTCCTCTGATAACGATCTAGCTGATAAGACACTGCCTAATGTAGGTTTGAGTGGTGACCGCTTTAAACGACCCTTTAAGACTATCGGTGAGAACGTACCTTATAGTGGCTCTGTACTATCTATTGACCCGTCAGGACGAGGTAAGGATGAAACAGGGTACGCTGTTGTCAAGATGCTTAACGGTCAGTTGTTCGTTCCTAGTGTCGGTGGTATTAAAGGTGGGTACGATGAAGTAACTCTTAAACGACTGGTCGCTATCGCTAAGGATAACAAAGTTAACAAAGTAGTTATAGAGTCTAACTTTGGTGACGGTATGTTTATGGAACTGATTAAACCTCTGTTTCGTACCTCTTACCCTGTAACAATAGAAGAAGTAAGACATAACAAACAGAAGGAGCTTAGAATCGTAGACACCTTAGAACCCGTCTTAAATAGTCATAGACTTATCTTTGATCCTTCTTGTGTTACTGACGACTATAAGAGTGCTCTTAGCTACCCTATAGAACAACAGACTAAATATATGCTGTTCTATCAGTTAACCAGGATAACAAGAGATAGAGGTAGCTTGGCTCATGATGACCGTCTTGATGCTCTATCAATCGCTGTTGGTTATTGGGTGCAGCAAATGGCTGCTGATGTAGACCAAAGTATGGTTGATAGAAAACAAGAACTGTTACAACAAGAGCTAACAAAGTTTACTGACTCTTTCTATAAGAGAAGTAGTAGAAGTAAAGCTATACTCTGGACTTAGGTAGTCGTTAACACTCCTACTCCTAACAAAGCTGTTATTACTGTTATTACTGTATATAAGGTGTTTTCTTACTTAGTGTAGATACAGTTATAAGTTATCTATAGCTGACGATAAAACTGCTACTACTCCTACTGGTTTATATGTGTAAACACATCTCCCCTTTTTAAAAGCTTTGTTTAAAGAACGTTATAACTTTAGTTTTCGAAAGAACGAAGTATGAGAAAGCTACAACAACTTTTGAGTAGGAGTAGTTTAAAGCGTCTACTACTTACTGCTGTTAATATTACTATGTATGTTATTCGCTAAAGCGACGTCTAACTAGGCGTTAGGGCCATTATAGCATTTATGAACCATTACAGGTTTGTTGTAAAGCCTAAAGTTCTAAGTAGCTGTTTGTTAATAAGTTATAACATGGGACATTTTGTCACACCTGATTTAAAGCAAGAGCCTTTACTTGTTAAACATCTTTAGGTAGAGTAGTAAGCAAGTATGAATAACAACGACCAAACAGACTCTTTTATGTTCGACTTGGACAACTTAATCAGGAGATACCAGCAGGAGTTCGATCTTAACGACCAGACAATAGTAGGCTCGTTGGAGTTCGCTAAACTGACCGTTTTGACTGACGCTGAGATACTATTCAGTGCCGAAGACATGGACGATGAAGACGATCTAATCAGTCCTAACTTTTAAGATTAGTCGAAAAAATCTGAAGGGCTTACGCTATATACGCAAACATAAATTTACCCCGCGGGTACCCTACTTTTTTCTATGGGGGAGGGTATACTTTGCTAGATATTTATAGCTCTGCTGTTAACCTATCCACCTAAACAAGTTGCACGCTTCCATAAGTTACTGATAATCAACAAATCTAGGTTCGTCAAATATGTATTATGTCTAATCGCTTAAGCGTTTTACACGAGTAAAGCAGATGTTTCGTAATGTTTTGCCTATTGCAAGTAAGTTGCATTAACAGCGTTCGCAAATCGACAGATCGACTTGGTTAATTGCGACAGCATGACAGCTTGACGTCATTACGTCTTTACATCATTTAACTCTATTTTTGATATTTCGAGCCGTCGTCACATTTTACCACATTTAGAACTCTTACCACATCTGGAAGTATCATCCACCTAACAAGCTAAAGACCGCTTAAACACTGAACTTTCACTTTCAATACTTTCATAAGTTATTACTACTGCCAGAGTTACAACAATATCGTTCGCTTTAAATCGTTTTACTTACAATTACCTAAAACTTTTTTTAATATTTCTATTAGTTGTTAATCAGCTACTTATGACACAAGTAAAAAGTTTTTATTTACAAGCTTATTAAATTATGGCTTAAACAAGACATCACATATTATTACTAACAACTCACAAAACATTATTACTATTATGAATAACATCACAATGACCATCAAAGACTTCAAAGCTCTAGTCAACGATCAAGAAGACTGCGAATTATGGCTTTATTCTACACTAGGTAAGAAATTCAATCACATTATCAATCAAGGCTTGCAAGCTGAATGGCTTGTTCTCAATGGTGAATATGTAAAGGTGGCCTATTAATCAACTCACAAACAATGACAACGCTATGAAAGAACTACAAAAAGGATATATCAAAAGAATTCACGTCAATCAGCACGTTATTAAAGCTAATAAAAATAAAAAGACTGGGTCAAACGATCCAGTTCTTACAATCAAGACAACCCTAGACAATATCAAGGCAAATCATATCATGATAGGCGACAATGTCAGGCTTTGTTATGCTCCCGATTCACCTCTAGCTTGCGGTGCTACGATTTGGATTGAAACGACGGAAGAAATACACATACAAGATTAATTACAAACACACACAACACACACCTATGAAAATAATCACAAATAATCACTATCGACATATTTTATACTTTCACGAACTGGAATCAAACGAGCAAGACGAACTAAAAGATAATTATGATACAATCGAAGAAAGTTCATTTTTTCGCTATCGCGGTCAAGTTTACGATCTTAATGATTTTATGCGTTCAACTGACAATCGTTTTGGGGACTGGCAAGGTTACAATTGCGATTCATTCTTTTCATCCGTACTAGTCAAATACGATGCATCTTGCGAGACTGTAAAAGTTGGTCTTGCTCTTTCTTAATTTAAT